CTGATTATTCTCCAATCGGTATTATCGGTTGGAGAAAAGCTATGGTATGGTCATTTAGATATACTCACTCAGAATATTCTGGTATAGAAATTATAGATCATTATAAGGACGATATAGTTTTAGGGGCTAATGGCAAGTGCAGAATACCTGCTGTAGTAAGAACTACTAAATATTTTAAATTAATAGGTCAACCTGTAATTTTTTCTCGTAAAAATCTTTTTATTAGAGATGATTATTCGTGTCAATATTGTGGAGCCACACCTGCTATAAGTCAATTAACGTATGATCATGTAATACCAAAATCTAAATGGCCATTTTCCAGAAAATCTGCTACAAGTTGGACTAATATAGTTACAGCATGTTATAAGTGTAATGCTAAAAAAGGTAATAAAACTTTAAGACAAGCCGGTATGAAACTTAAAAATGAACCATATATACCAAAGAAAAGTAAAAAATACTTGCATGTCAACCATCAGCTACTTACTATAAGGAAAGATATTCCAACCGAATGGGAACTTTACGTTAAAGACTTTACAGAATAATGCCAACCTACACATATTTCTGCAAAACTTGCGCGGGGTCTTTTGATCTGGTGTCCAGTATAAGCAGTTACAAAGAAAAACAAAAGTGTCCATCTTGTAACAAAGTGTGTGGTAGAGACTATGATGATATGCTGACACTAAGGAGTTCTGTGGTCAAATCTGATTCGGAACTTAAGACTGTCGGAGATTTAGCAAACAGGAACAGGGATAAATTAACAGCCGATCAGAAGGCAGCATTAGATCACAAGCATACTAAATATCAAGACAATAAACTTAAAGATGAATTAACTAAAGAATTACCTAAAGGGATGTCAAGAATGGCAAAACCCAAGTATAAACCTAAATGGAGATGATATGGCATTTTTCCAACAGCAAGATAATATTTACAAACGAGAAACCAATATAAATGATGAAGACCTTACATCTGTCTTTTATACTTTGTCTGGCCAAGAAGATGATTTGGTAGAAGACAAACCAATCAAATCTGTTGAAAATGATGAGGTGTATGCTAAATTGCTTCAGAAAAAAGATGGAACATATAAACATATGATTAGAACATCTGCTGATGGCAAGCTGTATAATCCAATGTCTATCTACGGTCAAGAAAAAACAAATGATTTTCTAGATAGAATATGTAAGTCTAATGATAAATTTAAAACAGTTAACGAAAAAGCTTTTAACTGGTATATACAATTTTTAAGTACTAAAAATTTAAGCTGGTTTCATAATGCAGAAAGGGAGATTGAATAATGGGTAGAATTAATAGGACACAGAAATATGCTGCTATGTGGTTGCATAGTCAGGGTTGGGCTGTCAGTAAAATTGCTAATGAATTAGAATTGACAGATGCTCAAATAAAAAATGCTGTTAAAAATACTACCAATGATAACGGTATTAAAACCAAGTCTAGCGTAGTTTCTAAAGATCCTAGATCATCTAATTTGATGATTACAGAGAGCAATTCCGGATCTCATAAGGTTTCTGTGATGACTAAGGCAGCTTCAGAACAAAATGATGCTATTACCAAAGCACACAGGGACAAACCTGCTCCAGATAACCCCAATATTTTTAAACCATATGGATAATGATCCGCTTGATTCACTAGACTTATCTAAAGAAGAACTAGAAGTTCTTGAGTCTATAAATATAAAATTTCAAAAAAAACTAGAGCAAACTCAAGAGGATGTTAAAGCAAATCCTGATAAGTATTTTGGTGGTCAGGATGTGCTTAGTGATCATCCTTTAGAGCCACGACATATTACTAATTACGACAGAGAACTATATATATCTCTAAAAATAGAAATGACAGCCTTAGATGAAAATTGTAATTTTCAAGAAATCACTCAAGTAACTGATAATGCATATCACATACCTATACCTTCTGGAGTAGACTATCAGGTAAAAGTTAATGAGTTTGTAAATAAATTTGATCAGGAACTAGGAGATTGCGCAAAAAAAATTAGCATTAGTGAAGATGACGACAAAAAAGAATAGCTACATTTCAAAATACTCCAATGGTAAATCCGTTTCTCCTGCTCAGTATATCACAGAGCTTGTTTGTGAAAGAAAAGCGCAAAAAGACAAGAAGGACTTACATTATAGATTCTGGTTGTCTAAAGAATGGGAAAAGTATTTTAAAAACCAAATAGGTTCTGCTCATAAGCTTCTTAAGACCTATTCAGATAAGGCAATAGTAAAAGCATTGTTAACAGTAAAAGGTAAGAAGATTTACTCGTTGCGAGCACCCCATCTTCCTGATATGATAGAACAGGAACAGAAGAAACTGGATGCCGAAAATAAATCATTTACTAAAGAAGTAGATAGAAAATCAGAAGTTTCATATAGTAAACCAAAAACTAAAAAAGGTATAATTTCCAAGCTAGAGGATTTAGATAATGGCACTTAAAGAAGATATTAAAAAACAATTTGGTGACGAAGTAGTTTTATCAGGTAATTCTATTGTAGATAAAGATCAAATTATTATTCCGGTCAGTCCAGCACTAGACCTTGGATTGGGTGGTGGCATACCAGAGGGTAGCTTTGTAATCTTTACTGGTCAGCCGAAATGTGGCAAAACAACATCATCATTAGACTTCACAGCAACTGCATTAGACAAAAAATATCAAGGAAGCTTAGAAAAACCCCGTCAAGCGTTTTACCTAAATATTGAAGGTAGATTGAAGAAAAGAGACTTACAAGGCATAGCAGGTTTAGATTTAGACAGATTTGAAATTATAGGTTCTCAACAAGGTAAGATTTTACATGGAGAAGAGTATCTAGCAATTGCAGAGCGTATTATTAATGAGATTCCCGGATCTATTATTATTATAGACTCATATTCTGCTTTATGCACTGAGGCAGAAATTACATCCAGTATGGATAAGATGCAACGTGCAGACGGTGCTAAACTATTAGCAAAGTTTTGTCGTAAGGTTGCAAATGTTATTCCCGTTAATAAAAATATTGTCATTGGTATTACACATCTCATGGGCAATCCCACAGGATATGGCAAAGCATTTAAAGAAAAATCTGGTCAAGCAGTAGCTTATCAAACTGATGTGAAGCTATGGGCCGAACAAGTAGAAGCATGGAATGAACCAGCTACAGGACCACAAATTGGTCAAAAGGTCACATGGAAGATAGTAACTTCTGCTCTTGGTCCACCCGGAGGTAAAAGCGTTAGTTATTTACGTTATGGACATGGTATAGATGGTGTGCATGAGTTAACAGAATTATGTGCTGATTTAGGCATTATTAAAAAAGGCGGTGCTTGGTATACTTTAATATCTGTTAAGGATACACCTAAGTTTCAGGGGGCAGCAAAAGTTAGGGATTACTTAACGGCTAATCCTAAAGTTGCAGATCAGTTGCATAAAGAGTTAAAGGAAATGATGGGACTAACAGTATGAGCAGGACTGTTGTTGACCTAGATGGAAGTATGGTCAAGTTAAATCTATCTAGAGGCATTACTCGCGCTTCTGGTAGAAACACTAGATCTAAATACCATATCGCAGCAAGACAACTAATTAAAGAATGTTTTCCTACTCTACAAGTTTGTGAAGAAATTACTATACCTTTAAAAAAGGGACATACGGTTTATTTAGATTTTTTCTTACCACTAAATAATAAATGTATAGAAGTACATGGAGAACAACATTACAAATTTATTCCTCACTTTCATCAAACTATGATGGGATTTGCAAAACACAAACAACGAGATAGAGAAAAACAAGAATGGTGTGAATTAAATGATATTGAATATATTGAGTTACCGTATAATGAAGATATTGAACAGTGGAAGCGGAGAATTTTAAATGACGAATACAGTGAAGACCTCTAAAGAGCAGGTCGAATTTTGGGATAGTGTTTTAGATGACTATGAAAAGGGTATTGGTCTTCCTAACTATTCTAATGATAGTCTACCAGAAGAAGAGTTACAAGAATATTTAACAATGAATAGGAATGTACTTGAAAAATTGGATATAGTACAATGTGCAGAGATTGCATATAGAATTGGACAATACGGTTTCCATGTTCAGAGAACTTTAAATCGTGAACAGGCTCGTATGAATTGGGCTGAAAATGAAATAAAGATTACAATTGCAGATGAAATTAATAACTATAAAGGTTATGGATACATAGAAAAATCTTCTCAAGCTATTAAACACAATGATAAAGCAAACCAATTAAATAAAATTGTGACATTTGCTAAACAACGTATGGATCGTTTAACTTACTTATCTAGTTCATTAAAAAATCTTTCAGACATTTTAATTTCTATACAAAGAGCAAAAGGGATGGTAAAAAATGGGTGAGAACCTTTCGGAAAATCAAATCAAACAAATGATTGATATGTTAAAAAATATGTTACCAGAAGAATCTGATAGCGTCCCAGAACCTAAACAAAATACTGAATCTGAAGGTCCGATTAGGACTAGAGGTAGTAGAAGGCCACAGTTTATAGAGAACAAATTTGATAGTATGGCAGAAAAGAATTTGCATAAAGCAGACATTGAGATTGATAAAAAATTAAATAAGTATGGTCCTACCCCTAGAACCAGAAAATTTAAGACAATCAAAGTCACATGTAGGGTTTGTGGGAAAACAGAAGAGGTTAATCCTGCCGTGCTAACAGATACTCCGGAAAGATACAAATGTAACGCTTGTTCAAGGAGTGCTGGGTAATGGTGCTTTCGGATACAGCAGCAGAAAGAGCAGTATTAGCTGGAGTATGTCAGTACGGAGATGATGCGTATCTTGATATCGCAGATATAGTTCAGGATACTTCTTTTACTGTAGATAGTAATAAGATTATTTTTCAATGCTTAAAAACAATTTTTGAAAGAGACCATAAGGTTTCTGTTGATGTAGCATTGATATTCTCTACTGCTGAAGAGTTAGGTCTTTCTAATGTATTTAATAAAAAGGAAGAGGTACAACATCTTAAGGCTGTCTTAGATTTTCCTGTTAATCTAGATAATGTTCGAAAATTTGCTGCAAAAATTCGTAAGCTAGAAATAGCAAGACTATTAAGAAAACAATTAGACAAAGCTCAGGATAAAATTTTAGATGTCACAGGAACTGAGTCTATCGGTAGTATTCTAGGTATAGCAGAGGATACTGTATTTGATTTTACTAATATGCTTAATGATGTTGATAATAATCCTGTTTCTATTAGTGATGACCTAGACGAATATGTACAAGGTTTAGTAGACAATAAAGTAGATCAAGTGGGCATACCTACAGGTTTTCCAGTATACGATCAAGCTATTGGTGGAGGATTGCGACGAAGTACAGTCAATGTCATTGCTGCTAGACCTAAAACTGGTAAAACATTACTATCTGACAATATGGGTTTTCATATTGCTAACAAGTTACAAATTCCTGTTTTGAATATGGACACAGAAATGACCAAAGAAGACCATATCAATAGAGTTATGGCAATGATGACAGAGATCGAAATTAATGATATTGAAACAGGCAGATTTGCGCAAACACCCAATAAAGACATGAAGGTAAAAGAAGCAGTCAAAGATCTAAAAAACACCAGATTATTCTATAAGTCTATTGCTGGCAAACCATTTGAAGATCAACTATCTATTATGAGAAGATGGCTAATTAAAGAAGTTGGATTGAATGAAGATGGCACTGCTAAAGATTGTGTTATATTTTATGACTATTTAAAATTAATGGATAGTGCTGGAATGAGTCAGGATATGAAAGAATATCAAGTCCTTGGCTTTATGATGACCGCCTTACATAATTTTGCTACAAGATATAAGGTACCTGTAGTTGCTTTTATACAATTAAATAGAGATGGTATTACAAAAGAAAGTACAGATACAGCCTCTGGTTCAGACAGAATTGTTTGGCTGTGTAGTAATTTCAGTATATTTAAACGCAAAACATCTGAAGAAATTGCTGAAGATGGAGCAGATAACGGCAATAGGAAGTTAGTTCCTTTAATTAGTAGGCACGGTGGAGGTCTTGATGATAACGATTATATCAATTGTAATATGAAAGGCTGGTGTGCTAAGATTACTGAGGGTAAAACTAAATTAGAAGTAATGAGTAATAATAAAAATAATAATGATGGATTTATAGTAGAGGATGACAATGCTGATGACCAAGAAATCCCCTTTGAATGATCAAGCAAAACTAAAAGTTTTGTGCGACGACCTTTGTGATAATATAGAAGATCTATTGGAACACTTTGAATTGGACTATAAAGATCATGGTAAAATGATCAGTATGGCATGTCCTATACACGAAGGGGATAATGAGAGTGCTTTAAACCTATATGTTGAAGGAGACTCCTATAGAGGAAATTGGAAATGTAGAACACACGGATGCGAAAAATGTTTTAAGGGATCTATCATAGGTTTTGTTAGAGGTTTATTGTCTAATAGAAAACATCAGTGGAGTGAAGAGGGTGATAAAACCGTAACTTTTAAACAAACTATAGAATTTATTACTTCTTTTTTGAAGAAGGACTTAAAGGATATTAAAGTATCTACAGAGACTAGAAATAAAAATAGATTTACAAACGCTGTTAGTCATATAAAAAATAATGTAAAAGTAGACACGACTAACTGCTTAACCAGAAATCGTATTAGAGGCTTATTAAAAATACCAGCAGAATATTATATTAATAGGGGATTTACTCCAGCGATATTAGATAAGTATGATATAGGTTTATGTGATAATCCTAATAGAGAAATGTCTAACAGAGTTGTTGCACCTATTTATGATCCTGATTATACGTATATGATAGGCTGTTCAGGTAGAAGCATCTTTGAGAAATGTGATAAATGTGGATGTTTTCATGATCCTGATAATGATTGTCCACAAGATCATCAAAAATATTTATATTCTAAATGGAAACATAGTGCTAATTTTAAAAGTCAAAATTCTTTGTATAATTTTTGGTTTGCTCAAAAACATATAAAAGATACAGGTGTTGCTATTTTAGTAGAAAGTCCTGGCAATGTCTGGAAATTAGAAGAAAATAACATACATAATAGTCTAGGTATTTTTGGTGCGGCATTAAGTGACCGTCAAAAGATTATTCTGGACTCATCAGGAGCAATGACTATTATAGTTTTAACCGATAATGATGATGCTGGTAGAAAAGCAGCAGAACAAATTAAAGAAAAATGTCAAAATACATATAGAGTATTTGTCCCGTCTATTACTAAAGCAGATATTGCTGATATGACTTCAGAAGAAATTGATACGGAAATCAAAGATTATATAAGAGGTGTAGTATGATTATATCATTTGCTGGCAGAAAACAATCTGGTAAAACCACATCTGCTGAATTTGTAAAAAATATTTTTGAAAATCGCGGATTGGGCGTAGCTAGAATATATAATTTTGCAGACCCATTAAAACAACTATGTATGGATGTCTTGGGTTTAACTTATTCTCAATGTTATGGTCCAGACGAATCCAAAAACGAACGTGTAGATTGCTATAGACACTATGCCCCTGACAGTAGCGGACAGATGACTGCTAGGGAAGTTATGCAATATGTTGGCACAGACATATTTAGGAAAATGCAACATAATGTTTGGTCAGCAGCTACCATCAGATTAATAGAAAAAGAAAAACCAGACTTAGCAATTATCGCAGACTGCCGATTTCCTAATGAGGTCGAAGCTATTAAAAATAATGATGGTCTAGTTATTAAACTTAATAGAAATCCATACAACTCAACACACGCAAGCGAAGAGTCATTAGACGCTAACAGGTACGATGCTACAAACTTTAATTTGGTTATTGATAATGATGAATTAACTATTGGAAAGCAAAACGAAATTATTCATGACTTTCTAATAGATAAAGGAATTTTACCATTATAGTAACATACATTAGAAGTAGTTCGTATGGTACACATTCCATGTGTCCTATGCAATACTTTATAGAATACAATCTAGGTCATAGGTCACCATCTAATAAAAAAGCAGACAAAGGAACTATTGTCCATAAGGTTTTAGAAATCTTAGCTTTTGTTAAATTAAACATACAAAATAATAATAGATATTTTGAAGATGATATTATAGGTCCAGTAGATATTACAAACTATAATCTAGATCATATGACAGAGCAGGTATATCACTATTATACGTCTCAGTTTACACATCATAAGTGGACGGACAGAGACTATAAAGATTGTCATAAGTGGGTTTATAAAGCTATTGAATATGGCGATGGTATGTTTGACCCTCGAAACAGAGAAATAGTCGAACCTGAACAACACTTTGATATCACAATAGATAAAGAATGGGCTAAATATAGTTATGACACTAAAGAAGGACATTTAGAAGGTCAGCTGTCTATCAAAGGAACAATTGATTTAATTACTAAAGTCAACGATAACACATATGAAGTTATTGATTGGAAAACAGGCAGAAGGTTAGATTGGGCTACAGGTCAAGAAAAAACCCTAAAGAAACTACATGATGATCCGCAGTTGATGTTATATTATTATGCAGTACATAAACTTTATCCTGATATTGAAAATATTATGGTGTCTATTGATTTTATTAATGATGGCGGAATGTTTTCTGTTTGTTTTAGTAAAGATAATTTATACCAAGTAGAAATGATGCTGAAGAGAAAGTTTGAAACTATCAGAGACACTATGAATCCTCCTCTCAATAAGAGTTGGAAATGTACCAAGCTGTGTCATTTTGGTAAAACTACCTTTGAGGATAGTCCATATCTTCCAATCGTTGAATATAGAGAAGGTCAATTAATGAATATGGGAGACACAATGACTAAGTGTGAACAAATAAAACATGATGTAACCATTAAAGGTATGGATAACGTGATTGACGAGTATCAGGCTGAAGGTTATAATATAGGACATTACAAAGCACCGGGAAGTGCGGAATAACTTTGAGATAGGAAAATGAAAAAATATATACCTTTGCATGTACATAGTATGTACAGTTTATTGGATGGTTTATCTAAACCAGAACAAATTGCTGATCGTTGTGAAGAAATAGGCGTTAAGTCTTGTGCTTTAACAGATCATGGCAATATAGCTGGAGCAATTAAATTTTATGGTGCTATGAAAAAGAGGGGCATCAAGCCCATCTTGGGTTGCGAATTATATATTTGCGATAATGATGCGACCATCAAGCATAAAGAAAATCGTACACTTAGTCATTTTTTAATACTAGCCAAAAACTATGATGGTTGGAGAAACCTGATTCGGATAGTATCAGAATCTAATCGTCCGGAGCATTATTATTTTAAGCCCAGACTAGATCTTAAAAGATTGGGTGAAATAATGGATGGTAATATGATCGGAATTTGTGGTCATTTAGGTTCCACTATTGCTAATAAGATTATGGAAAATGATGCTGTCGTTTCTGATTGGGAAAACATAGGTAAAGAGCATATTCGTCAATGTAAAGATATCTTTGGCGAAGAAAACTTTTTTCTAGAAGCACAATTGATGGATAGAGATAATAATGAACCACAAATACACTTAACAGATTGTATTAGAAAGTTATCTAAATTAACAAACACAAAAGTTATATGCACTCCTGACGCACACTACTGTAAGAAAAGTGATGCTGTAGATCAGAGGATACTACTGTGTAATAATTTAAAAACTACATTTACTGAGATCAATCGCAAATTGAGTTTAGACGAAGATGTGCCTATGAAGTGCTTTTTTACATCTGACAATTACCATATTTTATCACAAGAAGAAATTCAAGAACTGCATACTGAAGAAGAAATAGAAAACACCAATTTGGTAGATTCTATGTGCGAAGAATATGATATTCTTAGTAAACCTAATCTTCCTCCTTTTTCATGTCCAAAAGGATATACTGATGCAGAATATCTTAGACAGCTATGCAGGGAAGGATGGAAAGAAAAGATAGCTACAGTGATTCCAGAATCAGAACATCATCTTTATATAGAAAGAATTAAGTATGAACTTGATGTTTTACAAGGGGCGGACTTATCTAGCTACTTCTTAATTGTTCAAGATATAGTTAATCACGTTAGAGATAATAGCTGGCTACCGGGGCCAGGTAGAGGTAGTGCTGCTGGATGTTTGGTGTCTTATCTGATTGGAATTACAGATATAGATCCCATTAAATATAATCTTATGTTTGATAGATTTTATAATGCTGGACGTAATACTGCAGAACATATATCTATGCCTGATATTGATGTAGATGTTCCTATCTATAAAAGAGAGAAAATTATTCAGTATATCAAAGATAAATATGGTGAAAACAAAGTTTCTCAAATGATTACCTTTAATACTATTAAGGGTAGAGGAGCGTTAAAGGATGTGTTAAGAGTTTATGGTAATGTATCTTTTGCTGAGATGAATGAAATTACCAAAAGCATTCCTGATGAAGCACGAATTGCTGATCAATTACAGGAAATGAAAGAAGATACTGGCGAAGCATCGATTATAAGATGGACTTTAGAAAATAGCGGAGACAAACTTAAACAATGGTGTTTTGTAGACGATAAAGGCGAATTGCAAGGACCACTTGCCAAACGCTTTGAACAGGCTATAAGATTAGAAGGAGTTAAGTCTAATCAGTCCAAACATGCTGCTGGTATTGCTATTAGTGCTCAAGCCCTTAGTGATGTTTGTCCTATGGTATATGACTCAAAAAATAAACAGATGATTGCTGGTATGGAGATGCAAGACTTAGAATCTATTGGTATTATCAAGTTTGATATATTGGGTGTAGCTATGCTTGATAAGATTATGACAATTCAAGATTTACTCAAAGAGGAGACTGTTTAACTATGCAAAAAAAGTTTAAAGATATTGATGTAGGTACTGTCTTTACCTATGAATCTCAAGAAATGGTAAAGATTAATGACATAAGAGTAACCTGTTGTAAGGTTTATAATGCGACGATAAATAATGACCCTAATCAAAAACATTTTGTGGTACCTATACATGAAGTAGAAGTTGAAAATAATGATTAATTATAATAAAATTTGTGTGTTTGATTTTGAAACAGATGGAGTAAATCCAGAAGTTTGTAGTCCAGTACAATTGGCTGCTGTTATGGTAGACCCTATGAAATTAGAGGTTATACCCAATTCTGAATTTAATGTTCATTTCAAACCAGAACCAATTGCTAAAGATCCGAATTATGAATATACAACAGACGTTGTAGATTTTCATGCAAAAGTAGCAGGATGTTCTAAGGCAGACATTATGGATAAATGGAGATCTTATCCTTCTCAAGAACACTCTTGGAAAATGTTTGTTGACTATCTAGATAAATATCATACTAGATCAACGAAGAAAAGTAAATTTTCTGCACCTATTGCTGCTGGTTACAATATTTATAGATTTGATTTACCTATTATAGATAGACTCAGTAATAAATATGGGAATGTTACCAAAGAAAAGAAAACTGATATATTTTTCCCGAGAGATGTCGTGGACATTATGAATATTGTTTTCTATTGGTTTGAGTATAATCGTGACTTAAAAAGCTATACATTAGATTCTTTACGAGATTATTTTGGTATATCTAAAGAAGGAGCACATGATGCTCTAAAGGATATTCGTGATAGTGCAGAAATTATGGTTCGTTTTTTGAAACTACATAGAAAATTGGCAGCTAACATTAAATTTAAGGATTCTTTTAAATAATGGACAAGTATAAATATGATTGCGGATGCTCATTTAATGTTCTTAATAAAGACCCTTTGAGCATAAATTTTGATCCAATTCATGATGATATCAACTTTAACTGTAGTAAAACATGGGAATTACTATCTGAAGGTAATACTAAGGGGTGCTTCCAATTAGAGTCTAGACTTGGCAAATCAATGGCTAAAAAATTGAAACCTGAAAATGTAGAACAACTTTCTGCATTAATTAGTATTCTTAGGCCGGGATGTCTGGAAGCTATTAGAGATGGCAAAAGTGTTTCTAATCATTATATAGACAAAAAAAATGGAGAAGAATCTGTTGACTATTATCATCCAGCATTAGAAGGAGTATTAAAAACTACATACGGTGAAATGATATATCAAGAACAGGCTATGAATATTGCTAAACATATTGCTGGTTTTGATTTACGGGAAGCAGATAACCTTAGAAAAGCTATCGGTAAAAAGAAACCAGAAGAAATGGCAAAACTAAAGAAGAAATTTATTAGTGGAGCCGAAAAATTAAACATCGTTAATAACGATGAAGCAGAAGAAATTTTTGGATGGATTGAGAAAAGTCAGAGATACAGCTTTAATAAAAGTCATGCTGTAAGCTACGCTTATAATGCTTACTTGTCTGCTTATACAAAAGCACATTTCCCTAAAATCTTTTTTGCCTCTTATTTAAGATTTGCAAAAGATAAGTTAGATCCTAAAGCAGAGATAAAAGCATTGGTTCAAAATGCTATGGAGATGGATATAAGTGTGGCTGTACCAGACATTAGAAATATGAATTCTCTTTTTGTCATGAGGAATCAACAAATTTATTTTGGTCTGACAGACATTAAAGGTTTTGGTAATTCTGTTTTTACTAAATTAACTGGTCTTATAGAAGAAAAACAAATAGACTTTAGTAAAATTACTTGGTGTGAATTGCTATTCAATATTTTATTAAATATTAATTCTACAGCAGCTAAGGCTTTGATTAGTAGTGGTGGAGTAGATTTTGTTAAAAATACTAGAACATCTATGCTTTTTGATTATAGTATAGCTAGTGAACTTACGAAAAAAGAATCAGAATTTGTAATCAATAATGTGTCGTCTTGTAAGAATCTATACGAATGTATTTATAAATTATATCATGAGCATAAAATTACATCTAGAAGAAAAGATAAAGTATTAGGATTACTTAATACTATAGAAAATCCGCCCTACTCTTTAGAAGATAGCGCAGAATGGATTTCTGATGCAGAAGAAACTGCTTTAGGTTGTGGTATTACTTGTTCTAAAGTTGATATGTATGATGTTACCATGACCAATTGTAATTGTAAAGAATACAAAAATACCATGCTAAATGAAATCATATTATGTGGGGAAATATCTAGTCTAAGCGTAACTAAAACAAAATCTGGTAAAAATCCTGGAGCAGAAATGGCTTTCATTTCATTAGCAGATAGTTTCGGTACGATTGATAGTGTAATCTTTTTCCCCGAAGCATATAAGCAATATAGGAATATACTATTTGACAACAATGTAATTATTGTAAAAGGAAATAAGGGTAGGAATGGAGACTCTCTGATAGTTCAGAAGGCTTTTATACCTAAAACTTGACACAATATCATCAAATGGTATTATATGATATCTTCGTCATTAAGGATAGAGTTTAAGAGATTTCTTATAGTTTAGGCGAAGTAATAAAAAATCTCATTTTGTGTTCGATTGGTTTTAATTTTTTAGGAGGAAAAAGAATGAATATTAATCTTCTTCGAGGTAATTTAGCTCGTGACCCTGAAGTTCGAAGTGTCAATACTAATGGCAAGCAGACTTCAGTTGTTAATTTTACTATTGCGGTATCTAGGGAATATACCAAATCTAATGGTGAAAGGGATAAGATTACCACTTTTGTCCAGTGCGAAGCGTGGGATACTGGGGCAGAAATTATCGGAGAATCTTTCAGGAAGGGTGACTTAGTGATGGTAGAAGGATCGCTTAGAAATGACTCTTGGGAAAAGGATGGCGTTAAGCACAATTCTTTGAAGGTTAGAGTTAATAATTTTTCTAAGATTACTAAGCTTTCTCGTCAGAAGAAAGATCAATCTCAAGAAAAGGTGGCATTCTAAGTTTGTGTAGATGATTTATTGGGTGTGCTATGCACACCCGATAAATTATTTTTAAAAAGCAGGATTACATGGAAAATAAAAAACTTAAAATATTGATGGTATCAGAAGCTAGTTTTCTTAGTTCTGGTTTCGGTACATATACCAAAGAACTTCTAAATAGATTACACGCTACAGATAAATACGAGATAGCAGAATTTGCTTGCTATGGCAAAGTTAATGACCCTAAAGATAAAGACATACACTGGAGATACTACGCTAATGCTGTAGGGGGTGATGACCCAAGATCTAAAGAATATAATTCTAGTATGGAAAATCAATTCGGTAGATGGAGGTTTGAAAGAGTACTACTAGATTTTAGACCTGACGTAGTTATAGATATTAGAGATTACTGGATGAACTCTTATCAACAATTTTCTCCTCTCAGACCATTTTTTCACTGGATACTAATGCCTACGGTAGACTCTGCACCTCAGCAAGAAGATTGGATTGATACATTCCTGCATGCTGATGCTATTTTTACATATTCTGATTTTGGTCGAGATACTTTAGCAGATCAAAGCAATAATAGAATAAACTATATTGATACTACATCTCCCGGTATTAATCTCAATACATTTAAGCCATTGCCTAATAGAGATGAAATCAGAAAACAATTAGGTGTAGATGATAAGTTTGTGATTGGTGGAATCATGAGAAACCAAAAAAGAAAACTTATACCAGAATTGTTTGCTGCATTTAAACAGCTTTTAACAGAAATGGAAATTGAAAATAATCCTATCGGTGAAAAACTACATTTGCATTTACATACTAGTTATCCTGATGCTGGGTGGGAAATCCCTAAACTCTTAAAAGAATATGAGATAGGCAACAGAGTCTTATTTACATATCAGTGTAAAGAGTGTGGTTTTTTCCGACCTGCAAGATTTCAACATCCTGTTTCGCTCTGTCCAAAATGTGGCCAAAAAAGTATGTCGATGCCTAATGTCGCTTCGGGTTTATCTCAAGAAGAACTCAATGTCATTATTAATACATTTGATATGTATGTACAATATGCCATTTGTGAAGGATTTGGCATGCCTCAAGTGGAAGCTGCTGCCGCTGGAGTACCGGTTGCTTCAGTAGATTACAGTGCTATGAATGATGTAGTACATAAACTGAATGGCTATCCTATCAGAGTTAATCAATATTTCAAAGAATTAGAAACTCAAGCCATTAGAGTATATCCTGATAATCATAGTCTTGTCAAAATTATAAAAGATTATATAGCATTACCAGATCTACTTAAAAAACAAAAAAGACACGAAACCAGACAGCTTGTAGAAAAACATTATAATTGGGACAATATTGCTAAAAAGTGGGAAAACTATTTAGACAATATAACATTTACTGGTCTACAAGGACAATGGGATCAAAGACTACCCCATATTAAACCAGCTGATACCCTTAATAAAGATGGTAATCCTTATGATGTTATGGTAGATTGGGTGTCGTCTAATATGCCTACTCACCAAATAGCCACATCAAGTACACTTTTAAATATGATTAGAAATTTAGATTATCAATTTGCTATTAATGGTATGCAAACACAAAACTACGATATAAATAATGTTAAACAAAATCTAGAAGTAATGATCAACAATCATAACATGGCCATGACTGCTAAAGATGATCCTTCTAAGATGCCTGAAGAAGATTATATACAATATGCTAATATGAAGGATCAAACTAAATGAATGGCTTATTCTTAGGACCCTATAGACAAAATGATGGTTGGGGTATGGCATCTAGGGATTATATTAAAGCAATCTCAACACAGATACCTAATTTAACTACAAGACCTATTTATTTTACTAATAATACTGTAGATATCCCACAAGAAATATCTAAACATGAGTCGATACTATCCAAAAATTATGATATAGTATTTCAAAAAACACTACCTCATTGCATTGCTCCTAATCAAACCATTAAGAAAAATGTTGGCTTATTTGTATTGGAAACTAATGATCTTTCAAAGTCTACATGTATTAATAACTTAAATAGTATAGATGAAATTTGTGTACCGTCTAAACAAGAAGCTAAATGTCTTTCAATATCAGGTGTCACCACGCCTGTGAAAGTTGTATCAGAACCTATTGATGTAGAATTTCATCACAAACATGCTAATCATAAACTAGACTTTGGTCATACACAACAAAAAACATTTAAGTTTTACAGTATAGGTGAATTTGTTGAAAGAAAAAATTTCATAGATTTGATTACAGCATTTCATTTAGCATTTGAGGATACTGATGATGTCTCATTAGTATTAAAGTCTAATCGACCGGGCTTAGACTCAAAACAAAGCTTGGCATATATACAAAAGGCAGTACAAGAGATCAAAAGAAAACTTAATATTAAACATAATTATAAATCAGAAATAATTATTACAGATAGACTTTCTGATGAAGATATGGTGGGTTTACATAATGCTTGTGATTGTTTTGTGATGCCATCTTGTGGCGAATCATTTTGCAGACCAGCAGCAGAAGCATTGATATTGGGCAAAACACCTATTGTTACTGATCATACCGGAATGGTGGATTTTGTAAATAATAAAAACGGTTATGTAATTAATAGTAAAAAACATCCTGTTGTTTTAGATGAACGAACACTATCTAATGATTTTGATATTTATAATGCATATGAATATTGGTACAAACCAAATGTATATAGTTTAATAGAGTGTATGCAAAGTGCCTATAATTTATTTAAAAAAGATAAAAAAGAATTAGACAATAAGCAAAAGCTAGGTATTGAATCTTACGAACAATTTACTTATGAGACTGTAGGGAAAAAGATATGCACTTAAGTTTTGTAACATCAAATATATTACATCAAGTACTTAGCGATGAAGTTAACATAGTATACAATCCGTCCCATACCTTATTTGATAAAATATTATATTGTTTAGATTACAATTTTTTTGTATTTAGTGACTATGTTTCTAAGGCAGAAAACTGTCTTTCATACTCTAATGCTTATGTAGATTTAAGAAACTACGATCTATATATACATAGTGGTATAGCATCTTCTAATGGTTCAACTCTACCATTAACATTACATGCTAATATGTTAGTATTTGAGCATCAGCCTAAACAAAAAAATTTAAAAAAAGAAGACCTAGCTATACTCAATCAAAGGCTCGCTACTACGAAAAAAATATTTTTTGATGATCTTTATAGTAAGACATGGGGTCTTCAAAATTCTTTAGCGATACCTTACGGTATCCCAAGTCTGTTTAAACCTGAATTAGATTACAATGATCGTAAAGATGTGCTCATAGCAACTAAAATGAACGCTACAGCAGCCCATCAAATTAAAGCCCATCTTGAGTCAAAAGGTTTAATATGCAGTATTTATGACGATAAAGAACTAGACATAAATCAAATCAATAAAAAAATCAATAATTACAAAATACTTATCAATTTAGATGACGAGTATCTGCTTAATTTAGTGGGTGCTGCATGTGGTAGCTTTGTGTTGAAAATATCAGGACATCCTGTAGAGATACCCAATAATTACAAATATACTGAAATCAATGATTTAATCGGTGGCATATCGAACATTATAACACAGCAACCTGATTTACAATCAATACAAGACTATATATCAACTAATCACGATTTTGATTATTTTAAAATTAAACTTTGTGATATTATTCAAACATCAGCAAAAAGAGAGGCTTTCATTTTATGATTAAGAATTTAAATATAGTAAAAAGTATTAACGATCAAAACCCTCAAAACTTAAACAACATTGATCCAGAAAAACTCAATGCTGTTACTAATGGGTTTGTTGAAAATATCGATTGTATTTGTTTAGATGAATTTACTCTCAAAGATCGTAATAATTTGATGGTTGCTATGTCACATAAATTAGCAGCAAAAGGAAGTATATCTCTTAAGATTTTAAATTTAAATTTATTGTCAAATCAAATTAATAAATGTTCAATTACGGGAGAGAAACTTTCCACAATTTTGCCTGATGTACAGTCTGTTTGGTCTGATCAAGAATGTAGCGATGTTTTGAGTCAGCTTAATTTAAAAATCAAAGGTAGATATTATGATTATATCTATACAATATATCAGTTAGAAAAATAATATGAAAATAGCATGCTGTATCTTATCATACAATATAACCAAAGGTATGAAATCTTTTGGTCCTATAGGTATGTTGAAAAAAAACAAAAAAGCAAAAGAACTCATATTGCATCAGATAGAGAATTTACGTAAAATTTTTGGCAGTACAGATATTTATGTGGTTACAGGATTTGGTGAAGATAAATTGTGTAAGAAAATACAGAATAAAAAATACGTTAAAATTATTTCTAATTCACAATACAATCAAAAAAACTATGGATATGCTTTAAGATTATTTTTAGAACATATTAAAGATAAGATTGATGATTACTATGGCGTCTTTTTTATAGATTCAAATATTTTGATTAGAACTTTGAAAAATAAAAAAAGAAATGAATCTTGGTTAGTTTCTCAAAAATTAAAACAAACTAAGAAAAACAATAAGATAGATTTTTTAGGTATTAACACTGAGAACACAGACCTAAAGTATTTATTTTATAACATAGGTAATATCAGTTGGTGTAAAAGTTTTTATTTGACCCAACAAGACATACGCTCTATGATAGATTGTATTTACGATTATCACGATAATATGTTTTTGTTTGAAATTTTGAATCAATCAGTAGAAAAAATAAATGTAAAGATTGGAATTAATCAAATACTGTCTAATCAAGACTATGTTGAGATACGCGGAATAAAGGATAAAAATAAAATAAAATGATAACAATAGCATCACACGATGGACAGAATAATGTTATTAAAGCCATCAACAAATATCTGATACAAAATATTAGAACACGAGACGATGTACAAATGCTTTTTGCTTCGTTACATGGTAAACTTTTTGCTATGTACAACGAGCACAAGCCTAATTATGTAATATGGCCCGTATCTGAATACACACAGGAAGTACAAGATTTTATTGCAGAATACACTGTTGGAGTAAAAGTGATATTGATTATTGATACAGAAATACCACAGCAAGAATTAGATCAATACTTTAATTCTAGAGACAACATGGCATTTATTGTAGATGAGACTATTACTAAAGAATATAGAAATACAATTACTAAATATGGTCGTATGTACGACGATGATGTTTATCACGCATCTGATTTAGAACGCAATGATAAAATTGTAGCATTGCTTTCTACAGATAACGATAAGAATCGCCGCATGCTTGACGAGATTATATATCCTAATAATAAACATGATCATAAAGTAGTTGTAGTTAATAACCCTGAGTATGACTCACCAGTAAACGTAGGTGTCTTTAATTATTATGATCTTGCGTTTATTTTAAAGACTTTTGATAAGGTGATAGACATAGACAAAATTTTTCAATTAGAAAGCCAGGCTTGTGGTATTAAATATTTAGATATTGGAAACGAAGATATTCTAGATACTATAAATAATAACAAATATAGTCAAGATATAGATAATCTATCAGAACACACGTATAATCATTTTGTCAAAGAAGAATTTTTGCCGTATCTTATTAGGAAATAATTAATGAATATAGGATTTTACTTATTAGATGTCGATGTACAAAATCAAAAGCAAACAATGATACTTAATAGTATTA